AGCCCGAGGTTTGGAGCGTGTTGGCCGTTGAGCCCATCGCCGTCGGTTGCCCGTACACGCCATAGAAAATGACGGTCAAGGTTTCCGAGGCAATCGAGCCCGTGACTCTCACCATTGACAAAGCGGCGATAGCCTGCAAAGCGGCCTGAATCGCCGCCGTCGTGGCATTCCATGCAAGCGAGGTTGTGTTGCTCGCTCCATAGGTAAGCTCAAATGCCCCGCTTGCGGCGACGCCCGAGAAAGTGAGGGTTTGCTGCCCAACCGCCATGAGGATAACGATGAGCTGCCCGCCGCCCGTGAGGATGTTGGGTTGCTGAGAAAACACCGCCGTCGCCATTTGGGCCGTGCGAGAGGTTGACCCGAAATCGGTGCCGACCAAAGTGGGGGTCGTATAAAAAGCATAACCGAGAGTGCCCCCGCTCCAACCCGCCGCCGTGACCGTAAAGGTCAAAGTGATAGCCGCCGAGCCCGCGGTTGCAAGCGTGTTGGTCGTGACCGCAACGGTCGGGATAGGACCGAATGCACCCGGTTGAGAAAGCACAAGGCTTTGCGAGGCAACCGAGCCCGATACGATGATATTGCCGCAACCCGTGACCGCGTTGATTTTCGCCTGAATGGCCGAAAACGTGTCATTCCAGTTAATCGAGGCCGTCGCATTTCCGCCCAAGGTGAGGACGAAAGCGCCCGAGGCCGCGACCGCCGAGAAACCGACGGTAACCGAGGCGTCCGCCGGTACTTCGTCGGTAAAGACCGCAAGGTTGCTAGTGTTGTAAGCATTGATACCCGCCTGCGACGTGGCAACCGAGATATTGATGATATTGGTGAGTGCTAACTGAGCCATGTTTTAAGTCCTCCCTCAAGGATTCGTGTTTACCTGTACGTTTTGGAAAGTGCTAAAGTACGGCACCGCTTTCGATTTCGTCGCCGCGTACTGCATATTGACTGAAATCAGGTATCTATAAGGGATAGCGGCCCCGTCTACCATTGAGAGGTTTTGAAACCTCGCATTGGGGGGCAGCTTACCGATATAAAAGCTATTGGCCTCTTGCTGAGACTGAGCGTAAAGACTATTCAGCGCAAGCAAGATTTCCTCTTTACGCCGTAGCGCGGTGTTGTCCCGCGAGATTGCGTTAATGTCGAGGGTCGCCATGAAATTCGTTTCCTGCAAACCGCCTGCGCTCCAATCAGGATTGCCCGAGCCGTTGAGCGCGGGTTTCAGGTTGTTGCTAAAGGGCTTGCAGCTCGGCACCGACACGGCGATGTAAAGACCGCTATCGGTCGGTTGAAATATTTTTTGGTCCCACAAGAAAACTCGGGCCGGGTCTAGGCCAAGCTCGCTTGCGAGAATGTCGCAAAAGAGCAGTAAAGGGTCGCCAACCAAGATTTGAGCGGTGCCCGTCGCGCTCAAAGAATCCGTTGCTATAATCGTGTCGAATTGCTGCGCGGGATTGGTTGGCACCGTCGCGGGCGCGGTGTAAATGCCTGTACTCGCGTCAATGGAGCCGCCCGCGCCGCCTCCCTGTACCGAGTACGTGTATGGTGCAGTACCGCCCGACGCCAAGAAACTTGACGTAATATTTGGACCGACGGCGGTGAGGGATTGAGCAACGCTGATACTCATGGCCCTGCCCCCGTCCAATCTTGAACTAGAGTATATTCAACATACCCGTAAAGACCGTAATCCTTTCGGCTCATCACACGGGTTTGCTTTCCATTCCAAATAACAATGTCATCGACCTGCAAGGTCAATACGGGTTGCGCGTGCAACCAAAACCAAGACCAAGCACGTTGTCCCTCGGGCTTGAGGGCAAGCTGCCTTTCAGTGAAAGGTTGCCAAGTCCCTTGAAACGAAATCTCATTAACGGATTCGACAAGCTGCGAGGCCACGACCGTCTTAGTGACTTGGCCGAAAGTCATGGGTTGGTAATAGTCCTGCAAAGCGCCGCTTACGTCGGGCACTGAGCCGGTCTTGAGATTGATTGGCAGGCTTGAGGCGTTGAAAATCGTCGGGTTGCTCATATGCCCTTAACCTCCGACGTAATCGAATCGCGCAATTGGGTCGTGTCCACCAATAGCATGTTTGCGTTGCTATTCTTGGCACGTTCATTGGGATGTTTCCACGCCCGCCATTTTCCATAGCCGCCGGTATCGAAAGCGCCGCGCACGATGCCCTCGGCCATGACCGCAATTTTCTTGAGCCACGGCAACACGGTGCCTTGCTTAAGCACTTCTTTAAAATCCGCTTTGGACAACGCGCCCTCTTGCTCCATTTTCTTTTGAAGCAAATCGGTAAGCGGGACGCGCAGGAAAGAGCGTTGAGGCAGGCCGCGAGCCGGTGCCCCGTACTCATGAGCCGCGCCGATTTCCGCGTTGGTGGGGATGACGCCCTTTTCGCCTTTCTCACGTTTGCGCAGAGTCTTGTCGCCGAGAATTCCGATGCGGGCAATAGGGGGCTTTTGTTTAAGAGCTTTGAGCATCTTATCCAAACCCTCCACGTTGATAGTGTCCGCATCAAATTTCGCGCTCATGGTTTCGTCATTTCAAAAACGCCAAATACTTGCCCCGTCATTTGAGGCAAGATGAGTTGTAAGTATTGAGCCCCGTAATTGGTCTTGCAAAGCATCGCCCAATCGGGGTTGTCCAAAATTCTTTGCGGGATGCCGAAAGCCTCGGCGACCGCGCCCACGCTCTTTGATTGCTGCGTGAAATTGAATTGACCGACGATGCCCTGCGAGCTTGCCCTGATATTCATAACAAGGTAATGCGCGGCGAGCAGTAAATACCCGAGAGTATAGCTGCCTTGGTCGGCCCAAAAGTCCGGGTTGAAATTCACATTGACGAATTGAAAGGCGCTCGAAATGTCAGAATCCAAAATAGTCGTCGTCGGGTCCGTCCCGTAAGGAAAGTCCCGCACAAACTGATTTTTGAAATCTTGTACCGCCGGATTCGAGAAACCCATTTCGTCTTTACCTCTTAGAGAAACGCCCGAGGGGTTTTGTCCCTCGGGCGTCTAACTATCGCTCAAGGGCCGATTAGACTACCGCGCTAGCCGTCGGGAAAACGAAATATATCATTTCCAACGGACGGTAAGCCAACACGCCGGTAAACTGCGCATATCCGGTATTCTGGAAAGCGAAGTTATCCAAGGAATTTGCGAGCGTATTGGTATAGTCAAGCGGCAAATCCATTCTCAGGCTTTCCTCATCGTAATTCAGCAAGGTATAAACTTGCTGATTGGCGATGGCGGCCACGTCCGGGTGATAAGGACCGTCCGCGTAAGCGAGAGGCAGAATCTTGAAAGATTTGTTTCGGCAAATGACCTGAAACATTTCCTCAAGCACCTGCAACGTGCTCTTGATTGGGAAATCGGCGGACGCCTGAGCAGCGAGGCCGTTGAAATCCGACTCAGGGATAATGAAGTTAGTCGGCCAAGCGGTACGCTGGTTGTTGTTTCGGTATTTCTCAACAACCGTTGCGCAAAACTGCTTGAGGTCCGACGGGCTCATAGAGCTAATCGGTTGCGTAATCGTGGCCGCATCGGTCGTGATACCGGCCTGATTGAGCAATCCCAAGCACGCGCCGCCCGCCGCATTGGACCCGCGAGCGCCCAAGAAAGCGATGCGCTGAATTCCCAAATCGAAATTTCGCTTTCTCGCTTTTTCTTTAGCACTCACCAAATCCCAATTGCCGGACTTGGCCGCAAGCTCCAAATCAAAGATGCTCCAACCGATGCTCTTGGCCCAATTGAAGACTTTGATGTTGAGCGCGTCCACGCCTGCGTCGGCGGTAGCAAGCCGGGCATTCTGTCCGCCCGTATTGATAACGCCGGTTTCAAACTCATCGGCCACGTCGAATGACCGATAGGTTGTCAGGTTGGACGACCAAGTACCCTCACCAACGCGAATCGGGAGGTAATCAGCGGGCGGAATTTCAAAGAATTTCTGCTCGGTGATTTTCTTTACGATTGTCGTGAGGGTCGTGATGTTCACTTCATAGCCGAGTGAGTTGGCGAATCGTGCATTGACTTTCCGCTGCATGTACTCGGCGTGATATTTCTCAGCTCGGGTGAGGACAATAGGCTTGCCCGCCGAGTTAAGAATGACTGGTTGTTTTAAACGTCTAAGACTCATTTTCATTTCTCCTTTTCTTTACTCAGGGGTTAGTCGATTGAGAAGCTCGGGACGGTGAGCTTGACTCGGATTAGCGAGCCTGCGCCCGCGCCGTGGTCGAATGCCCAACCGACAATGGTGTTGCCCGAGCTGCCCGTGGCCTGCGCAACCGCGCCGCTGCCCACCGACAAATCGAGAGTGACCTGCGAGCCTCGGGCGACCGCGCCCGTGCAATACAGGTACATGACGTTTCCGGCCTGCGAGATTTCGCACCTATCACCGGCATTAAAAGCAAGGCTCTTAATGTCGAAATTGATAAATCCGAATACGCCGTCAGAATCCGCCGCGCATCCGATGACTTTCGGGATGCCGTCGGCGCTATCAACAACCTTGACCGCCATACCGGCATAAAGCGGCGTGCTTTGGCTCACGTCGATTTGCGCCGCAATGGTGTCGGTGTTGAAACGCATGTCAATCATGCCGACAATCGGGTTCTGAGAGAATTGGTTAGGGCTCAAAGCATTCGGGGTCGTGGTGACCGCAAGCTGCGTCGAGTTGGCCGTGGCGTTACCGTTTCCGGTATCGGTTACCTGCACGCGGTAAAAATACTGCGTGTTAGGGACAAGACCCGAATCGCTCAGACTGAGCGACGTAGCACCCGTAATGAGGGTGCTTGGGCCGGGCGAAAAGCCCGTGGTGAGGGACCGATACCATTGATAGGTATACGGCCCGGTGCCGCCGGATGCCGCCGCGCAAGACAAGCTCGCCGTGGATGCCCCGACCGAATTTTGGCTAATTGGACCTACTCCTAAACTCATAAGCTATTCTCCTTTTTCTTTGGTGAGTGGGTTAGTTGGAGCCGTACCGTTGCTTGCCCCGTTGGATTTGGTCGGCCATAAGCTCAACGGTTGCAACGTCATCGTCCTCGAAACCTCGGTGATGAGCGTTGCGCAATTTGTCGGCCTTTTCCTTTGCAGCTCGGCGAGCGGCAAGGTCATCGGCCCTTTTCTTGCCGTCTTTACCGGCGTTTTTCTTTTTGGCGAGAATGGCAGCAAGGGCTTTGTCCGCCGCATTTTTCTTTTTCTTGGCGGCCTCAATTTCCTCGTCCTCATGCTCGGCAAGCTCCAAAGTCTTTTCTTTGGCCTCGGGGTCGCCCATGTCGTCGTCATCGTCGGAGTCAACGCTTTTGTCGTCGCCCTCAACGTCGAGGTCGGTCTGCTCGGTTTCAAGCTCGCCCTCGGATTCCTCGGTATCGTCTTTCTTGGCTTTCATTTCCTCAAGCTCATCATTCAACGCCTTGTGCTTTTCGAGCAATTCGCCGACGTTGCAGTATGTGCCGTCGTGCAATTTGACCTTGTGGCTCATGTCCGCAAGACCTCCATTGCCCTCGTTTTTCTTTTTCGCAACCGCCGCCGCATCGGCCTCGGTCACCATTGCCTCAATCGTGATTTCCCTGCCCGACTTAGGCAGGACAATGCACGCGTCTTGGTCTATAGCATTATCAACCTTGGACCGTTTGAAAAAATTCAATTTGCCCATTTTCGTTTTCTCCTTTTCGTCTTTACTGTTTGACAACCGTTCAAGCTCGGCTTTCTTGTCCTCGTTATACAACTTGAATTCCTCGGGGGTCATGATTACCGATTCGGTGTACCTTGGATTAGGTACAATCGCTAGGTGCTCATATTCGCCCGCCGTAATCTCTCGCTGATAACTGACACCGTGCCACTCGCCGCCCTCGGTTGTCGATTGAGGGATATACGAGTTGGACAGTTTCCAACCACGCCGAATTGCTTCATGGCCCGCATCACTTACAACAATAAATTTCGTCCAATGTTTGCCGTCGGGCGGATTGAAAAAACTTTCCATAACGTAGCCATCGGCCTCGTTTTGGATATTTGTAAGGTCAACCTCATCGACGTGTTGAACGTACACGGGCTTGCCCGCGTAAGTGGGGTCCATCGTCTTGAGTGCATTTTCTAGGATGAGAATGCGGTACGCGTCTTTACCCGGCTCCGCATATTCGGCAACGCCCTCGGCCATGTGCAGGCCGTAGTAAACCTTTGGAAACGATTTCGCGTTGTCGATTCGCTTCATTTCTTTTTAAACCTCACAACCGGCCTTGCATGGCATCGGCAATTGTAGTCTTGACCCGGATTATTTCGGCGCACTGGTTGACCGGGCTCGGTCGTAATCGGGGGGTCGTCATATCGGTATATTTTCCCCTTTTGGCTTGCCTTTGCAAGAGCTTCGTGTTGCTTGCGTACCGGATGCAGCGGCGAGCCTGCAACGGCGTGCCAAGTGTACTCGTAAATACCGGCGTCCGCGTACCGCGTTTCTTGAAACTTGGTGATTAAAAGTTTGGTTTCTTGCCGTGCCCAAAACTTTGCTTTGTTGGCGCTCACGCCGTAACTTTTTTGAATCGCTCCAACCGCCGATTGATACCTATTGCCAGTAAATACGCTCTTTTGGAGGTCTTTACGCATTTGGGTTATCTGCTCTTGGATTAATCCTTTGACGGTCAACTCTAGGTTATCTTGCCAATCCTCGGCAATCTTTTTTCGCTGCTCGGCGGTCAACTCGGGCGCTATCGTGATGCCCTTGACCGTGGCGTGAAAATCCTTGTCAGTTTTCCATAGCGTCGAGTCAAACAGGTGCTCAAGCCGAATAGCCCCCGCAATATTTTCCGGCAAAATTTGCGCGAGCTTTTTGTCAATTCCGGCAATTTTTTCGTGAAAGCGATACTCGGTTGCCCGAATAGCGTTTTGCACGTCCATCGGTAAAAAGGTCATGGGAGCCTTAAACGTCCCTGTTTTCCGGTCCCATTGAGCGCCCAAACGCTTTAGCTCTTTCGAGGTCGAAGCGTTAAACCTACCTGAGAATGTACCGCGAGAAAACGTAACCCGTCCACTCCTTAATGCCTCAAAGAGCGCATCGTAATCCCCGACGGCATTCTTGAGCGCCTTGTGGGGGGCGTCGGCGAATTCGGCCATGATAGGGGCATAGAGCAGCTTGCGCAGCTTTTCGATGATAGCCCGCTCAATCTTGTCCCACTCGCCCGGATTGCCGCGAATGGGGTTTAGCTCGATGTAATCTTTTTGCATGTTGCCCCCATTGAGTAAAGACCGGGTAAATACCCGGTCTTTACTAAGTCTTTACTCCGCTTTCGCCTCATCGGATTCGGTCTTGACCGGCTCTTGCGATTCGGTCTTGACCAACTTGAGCGCGGGCGCGTTTTTGGCGTGCTCGGCCTTGGCCTTATCCTGCATCTCTTGAATGGCCTCGGCGGCGTACTCGGCGGGGAGCTTTTTGCCAAGCTCATCCTCGGGGAGCTGCTTACCGAATTTTTCGGCACGCTCTTTCAAGGAAGCCTGATTAGCTTGCGTAACAAATACGAGGCCGGGCTTTCGCATTTGCTCCGCATACAATTCAGCGATTTTTACCGGCACGATGCGAGGCATCTTTGGCAGGCAACACGCCTTGTACCTCTTTCCGCTTAGGCATGGGCATGTCCGATTGCGCGGCAATTTCAGTAGCGGGTTGTGAGTGAATCCCGGCAAGGGGGCCAAGTATGTCCGTGCCGGTCGCGGGGTTGAATTGGACGTTTCCGCGACAACGCTTTGCGAATTCTTCTCGTTTTGTTCTTTCATTTTCCTGCGCCTCTTTCTCGGCCTTACCGTCGGCCTCATATTTTTCTAGTTTGTTGTCCAACGTCCTCACTGCAATCCCGAGCGAGTTAGCCGTGGCCGTTTTGTTGCCCCGGTAAAATCGGAATGCCTTGAGGACGATTTCTTTTTCGACCGCCTCAAGCGTTACGCCCGGCGACCAATTGATTGCTTCATTCATTTGAAAGTACCCCCTTGTTTTTTGTACCACCAAGTAACAAACGGCCATTTGACTTTGCCGAATGCCTTAGTGCTTGCCTCTTTGGCCTTACTCCATAGACCCTCATCAACTCGGCCCGGATTCATGAGCTTTTCAATCTTGGCCGGGTCAATCCAACCGTCGCCGCCCTCGGCATCGTATGCGGCCTTGTCGTAATCGCTCGAATTGCGCACGATGCGCTCGATTCTCTCGTATTGCGTCCAAGGCTTAGGCATGACGAATGCGCCCGCGAAATTGTGTTGCGCCTTTGCGGGTGGCGCTTTCTTGGGCGCGGTCTTTTGAGGCTTTGCCGGTTGCGTTTGTTTTGCGGTCGTATCGCTCGGCGTGGCCCGCATCCTGCGATTCGGTCCTTTCGATGCGATGCCGCCGGTTTCGCCTGCTTTCTCTTTGCGCGTGTCCTCGCGGTTTGCGCCGGGGTCCGCAATGTCGTCGGGTGCATTCGGGTCTTGTCTGCCCTCTTTAACGATTTCGGCAACCTCGGGGTCCATCGGATTGAGAGGGTCGCCGTCGGTATCAACGCGGTTATCGAATAGGTTGCCTTTGTTGCACATTTCGCGGAATTCGATAGTTGAGATACCGCCCGCCTGCCATGCTTGAAAGGCGCGTGCAAATTTCTGCGTCTTTACCGTTTCCTCATCAACGGCGGACATGACCCGCAAAGGCTTAAACGTAATGGTGAGGTCATCGGGAATGAAACCAAAGAGCTTTTGACATTTGATTTCGCAAATGCGCAAGAGGTCATACTTGATTTTGTTTCTAACCTGCGATTCGACCATTGCGTTGTAAACTTCAATGTCGTCCTCGCCCGAGTTGAAACCCGCCGCGCTGATACCGAATAGCTTGGTGAGCGGCATACGCATGTCGCTTGCAACCTGCATTCGGATACCGGCCATTGCCTCGGCGATGCCGGTAAAGCTCAATTGCTTGTGGTCAAAATCGTCCTCGGCATCCATGACGATAGCGTTTTGGTAATTCTTTTGCCAATTCGCCATTTGGACGCGCTCTTTGACTTTGTTGAGCCCGTTGGGCGAAAAGAGCGTGTTAACGAGGTTTTTGATTTTGTAAACGTCGAGCTTGAATTCATCCAAGACCTCAAAAGCGAGGTCGGTGCTCTTGAGGTACTGATTGAGCGAGCGCACAAGAATTTCGACGACCGAGAAACCCCAACCGCGCAAACGTGGCCGAATGAAGCTCGGAGCGGTCAAGCCTTTCATGCGCATCACGCGGCTCTTGTGGACCTGCTCGGCGTAGTAGTTGTAAAACTCGAAATCCTGCGTTTGTATCGCGGGGTCGTAACCCTCGGTGTTTTGCTTGTCCCAAAACAACTCCCACATATCGACCGCACGAAACTCAAGAGGCGTATCCTCACCAAGTAAGTCGAGGTCTAAGGGCAGCTCGGGGTCTTGGTCGGTGAGGATGAGAGTGCCCGCGCCGCCAAATAGCCTATTCCATTTTGCCGTTTGCCCGACGGTGTTAATGTCGTCGTCACGGTCCAAGCTGATTTGCAATTCCTCAATTTGGCTTTCGTCGAGCTGCTTTGATTTGATTTCGATGCCGCCGCGCAGGGCATCGTCAACGGGCACGTCCACAATCGTTTGGACTAGGCCGCATTCGACATAGAGCTGCGAGAGGATTTGACGAAAGTTTGAGATGAGATACCAACGCAGGTTTTGAAAGATGGTATCGACGTTTTCAACTTGCTGCGTGCCCGGCGAGCCTTGGTTGCCCGGAAAGCCCGAGCCGAAACCGATGCCTTGCGCGAGCCCGTTTTGAATCATCTCATTGAAAGCGATTTGCTCGGTGGGTGACAGTTTGCTCATGTCCCACGTCTTATTGGCCTCAATGGTTTTCGTGCCGCTTGGGTACGCGATGTTTTCGATTTTCTGTCTATGCCTAGCCTTTTTACTGCTCATTGTGTTTGCCTCCCTTACAGCACGTCGAGAATCGACAAGCCGCCTTGCAATTCGTTAAATGCCCCGCTCAGTGTATCAACTATATCGTCATGTGCGCCGTCGGGGAAATTTTCTAGCTCTTGGAAAAATTCGTCATTCCAATCCGCACGCAACACGAAAATATTACCGGCCTCGGCCTGCGCTGATACAGGCTTCGCCCTTGTCACTTTGTCTTTGGTTGGTTTGGTAATCCGAACGTCGTGACCCGCGAGCAGTTTAGTGAAACGCGCCGCATCGGCAACGCCTGCGCTACCGGGGTCTTGCTCGCCGTACACGGTACACTCATAAGGGTCATGTGTTGCCGTGGTCTTTACTAAGTTTTCGACTTGGCCCGGCGTATCCCGCGTGCTCTTGAGGTCCGACACAAGGAAAGTGCCGTTGGGGTATTTGAGCATTTTGAGGCCACGCGTCCAATCGGGGTCTTTATTGGATTCACTTGGTTTTGTTGCAGCTCTATCCCAATAGCGGCATTGCTGAATATAAGAGGCGGGGATTGTGTCGAGGATAGTAAACCATTCGCGCTTAAAGAGTGACCCGGCACTAGCGCGGACATTCCAATTGCCCTCGCGCAAGCGCATACGGTCAACACGATTAAGGGCCAATAGTCTCGCTGCATAAGTCGGGTCTTTCTCCATTAAAATTTTGTTGTCGTCGAGCTTGGACGGGATGAACGTAATCGAGGTCGGCATGATTTCAGGGCCATGACCGTATTGCTCATGGATTTGCTCAACCGAATCCGCCCAAATCATCTCATCATTGATGCGAATGAAATAGCGGAGCTTGCCCGACCGTTCTTTGATTGGGAAACCGTCTTTACCAATCCACCAATCAATGAGCTTACGCACGAAACTATCAGGGTCCGGGTTGCAGGTTGCGCGGATACGAGGCTTGACCCCGGACGTTGAGCGGTTGCGGCTCATCATGTAGAAAAATTGGTTTTCGGTAAAATGGGTCAACTCATCAAACCCAATCCAAGGGATTTGTGAGCCCTGATAGTTGAGCACGTCTTTTTCATATTCGAGATTTGAAAAGGACATGCCGGGGCCGCCGGGAAATTTCCACTCATGCGTATGCTCACGCGCCCTTGCTCCGAGCAGCGGATAGAGCCGCATGGATTCGTCCCACAAGCCCCCCTCGTTAGTGACCTGCACCATAGTACGGCGAAAGATGACGCCGCCAAACGTGGGCGAAAGATTCATATATCTAAGCGGGTCAAGCAAGAGGCCGAAAGATTTGCCGCCGCCCGCTGCCCCGCCGTAAATAACAATGTCTGCTTTAGATGAGAGGAAATCAGTTTGCGGGCCGGGTTGTGGGGCAATCTCAATTTTTTGCATCGGGCTCGCTACCATTCCGAGGCAAAGTGAGGACGATTTGAGGGCCGCCGTCTTTACCCGTGACCTCTTGCACTTCTTTAAACATGCCGAGCCGCTTGCCTAGCAGCTCGATTGCCTTGAGGCGGTCGGACGTTTTCGCGGCCTTTTTTTCGGTCATGGCGGCGATTTCGATGAGCCAACGCTGCACGCGCTCGGCATCGCATTCGGTCTTGGCCGCGAGGTCCGCCGTGGCCTTTTCTATCGCTTTTGAAATGTCA